AGTTGCAGAAGAAGAGTTTGCGGATTTTCTCGATTCCATGGATATTTATATCAATGAGGACGAGATGGACGCCGAAGATAAAGCTTCATTTCAAAAATTGAAAGGCAAATTGATCAGAGCTATTGGTTTCGGTGATCTTACATTTAATGAGAATGGCGAAGCGGTTTACAAACCATTCAAAGATAATAACACTGATCTTGTTATCACTTTTCACGAAAGGTCTGGTGCCTCACTCATGGCCACGGATACCAAGAAGAGAGGTAACGAGATAGCTAAGATGTACTCAATGATGGCAGATATGACTAAGTTAAGTGTGGCCACATTCTCCAATTTAAAAGGCGCTGATATCAAAGTGTGTGAGAGTATTTTTCAACTTTTAATGGACTAGTTCGGACAACGCTCGTCAGGTTTGGAGCTGAAACCATGCTTGAGGATGGTGCTAATAATTTCTTTTCCGTTTATGGAAATATGTTTAGGACCATTTCGAGAGATTACAGCTCCTTACCTGATCCCCGAACTTTAAGAGCTTGTGAGATACGATTCTATTATGACGGTTTACGATATGAGTTATTGCAGTCCACTAAGTCGAAGTAGAATAGTCGCATGAGCAAGCGGTTTACAGTTTTCACAGAGTTCAAAGGCATTGATAAAATGTCTATGATGATGAAGAAGATTGAAAAAAACACCGCTGTGTTTAGGCGCAATGTCAAACGAAACTTTACCGCATTAAATAAAGGGATAACCAATACCTCTAAGTCAATGCAGGGTATGACGGTCAAAGGTGCTGCTATGGCCGCTGGTTTCGTTGCCTCTTTTAGTAAAATGGCAAGTGTTGGTATGGATTTTGAACAATCTATAACTAATGCCGCTGCCAAGTTCGGCTTTCTGTTTGGTAAGGATGGTAAAAGCTTAATGGAAGTGGGCAGTAAGGAGTTTGAAGATTTGAGCAAGAAAGCTAGAGAGTCCGGTGCGTCTACTGAATTTTCAGCTTCACAAGCCGCCGATGCTCTGTTGGAATTGGCCGGTGCTAATTTCGAGGTGGGCAAAGCTATTGCTACTGTGGATGATATTTTAGATCTAGCTACCGTTGCTCAGATTGATATGGGTGAGGCTTCACTGTTTGCTACTCGTACCATGGGAGCTTTCGGTAAAGATGCTTCTAAAATGGGTAAAGTCATTGATATGATGGCCGTTGCGTCTTCCGGTTCCAGTGCGAAAATATTTGAATTGTTTGAAACATTCAAGGATTCAGCCGCCGTTTTAAATCAAGGCGGTCAAACTATGGAAACCATAGGTGCCATGACAGGTGCATTATCCAATATGGGTATTGTGGGCACAAGAGCGGGTACAGCTCTCAAGAATATTGGTTTGGTCATGGGTAATGTTCACGGTGAAAAGGGTCAAAAGTTGGCGGCTCTTTTAGGTGGGGAGAAAGAATTATTTGACGAAAAGGGTGTAAAGCTTCAATTTACTGAGATATTTAAAAAGTTAGGTAAAGCGTTGGCTCCCTTCAGTAGTGATAGAAGATTGGACGCATTAAAGCAAATATTTGGCATTATACCGGTTACGGCAAGTGCTGGCCTTACTGGGGAAATTGAGGCGATGGAAACATTACAAAAAAAGATTTCTGAAGGCTATCGTAAGATGGGAGAAGAGGGCACAGGTGCCGCTGAAAAAATGGCTAAACTTATGAGAAGTACCACACTAAAGAAGTGGGAGGCGTTCAAGTCTATGATTGCTGAATCGGCCATAGAATTGTTTTATCTTGTAAGAGTACCGTTAACCAATCTTATCAATAAGATGACAGATTGGCTTAGAAAGAATAAGGAGTTTTTAGCTCAAAAATTGGGGGATGCACTATTGTTCATAGGTGATAACCTTGGAAAAATAGTTATAGCCATGGCCACATTTGTAGGATTGACGGCGGGTTTAACGGCATTGTCCATGATATTAAACGGTATCGCTGTTGTTATGAAACTTATCGCCTTCTTAGGTTTAGCCAACCCCATAGGTCTTATAGTTATCGGTGTAGTTGCCCTAACTGCTGGTGTGGCTTTAATGCTTGCCAATTGGGAAAAGGTCAGAGCCTTCTTCTTGGCAATGCCTGATTGGTTGGTTGGGGCTATCACATTAATTAATGCCCCGCTTATAATTATGATGGCCGTAGCTAATGGTGTCATTAATCACTGGAATGCTATCAAGGCGGTTGTTATGGAAACTATTGATTTCATAAAGAACAATGCGGCGTTCTTAGATTACATCCCTCAAGTTGCCCTTGCTAAAATGGGTTTTGGATTGGCCAAGGATGGTTTAGGTGCTCTTGGTGGTTTTGTAAAAGAACACGCTTTTAGTGGTCCACAATCAAGTAGCGTAAACACCAATAATGAGAAAGGTGTCACTAACACTTTAAATGTTGTAACTGATAGTAACACTACGGCTTCCATTAGTGGTCCTAAAATGAAGGGTCTTGTAATGGGACCAATGGCGGCGGCACAATGACTTGGCAACTTAGATTAAAACCGGCAACATATACACCGAAGAATGGTGCTAAACTTGATTTCATGTATGAGGATGTCACTTACACGTTTGAAAAACGGACGAGTGCTTTTAATTTCCCAAACGTAGACGGTACTTTTATACAGGACTTGGGCCACACTGGTAGAAAGTTCCCGATTGTGTGTATTTTCTCAGGTGAGCGTAACGACTTGGACGCTGACGCATTTACCGCAGCCCTAAAGGTTGAGGGTGAGGGATTACTATCTCACCCCGCTTACGGTGAAATCAAAGTTGTACCGTTTGGTGTGGTAACTCAATCTAATTCTCTAAAGAGTGGGGCCAACGAATCCAAGGTTACAGTTACCTTTTGGGAAACCACAGGGGTATTATATCCTTCGAGTCAAATAGATCCTGTGAGTAACATTGAGGCCGCTATCGATCGATATAATGAGTCTATGGCGGGACGTTTTGACAACGTTATAAACAATGCCGATATTCTTAACAAGTTAAAGCAGCGCGGTAACTACGCTCAAAATGTACTAAAAACTTATAATGATTTAAACTCTATCGCCAAATTTACAACAAGTGTCAAACGTCAATTTGACGCCATAAATACTTCAATTAATAATGGTATTGACACCTTTATAGCCGAACCATTGAATATGGCATTTCAAGCTATATTACTGGTTCAAGCTCCCGCTAGAGCGGCCTCGTCAATTAAGGCTCGTCTCGAAGCTTACGGTAACTTACTTGGGGATTTAATATCCAATGCCGCAGGTGATGTTGTAATTTCTGATGATGTTGACAGTTTTAGGACTGACGACTTATTTTCATCCAGTTACATAACGGGATCTATCATTTCAACTCTCAATTCAACATATTTAACCAAGACCGAAGCTATCACCACCGCTGAAGATATATTAAATCAATTTGCCGATCTCATTCAATGGCGTGATGACAACTTCCAATCATTAAGTGAGATAGATACAGGTGAGTCATATCAACAACTTCAAGATGCTGTGGCTCTAAGTGTCGGTTATCTTGTTCAACTATCGTTCAGCTTGAGGCAGGAAAAAAGGGTAACACTGGTTAATGCTAGATCTGTACTAGATGTCGTAGCTGAACTTTACGGTGAAGTGGACGCGCAGTTAGATTTTTTCATAAACTCAAATTCGCTTACGGGTTCTGAGATAATAGAACTTCCCGCAGGTAAAGAGATAGTTTATTTTGCCTAAGTCCGTAACCGTAAAGGCGGGCGATACTTTTGAATCATTGGCCCGTAGGGTTTATGGTGATCATGTTAAGGCTGATTTAATAATAAACTCCAACCCCGGAGTAAAAGCACCATTGCAGGAGGGTGTCGTTCTCATCACCCCCGTTGATCCACAGAATGTTCAGAACTTTGTAAACTCTCTACCTACCGATGATGAAAATAAAGTTGAGATTACGATATATGAAGAAGCTTTTGAAAATTGGGAAACCATAACTTTTATCAAGGGTATAGACAGTTTTGATCAAATTACGTTCACCACACCTTTTGAAACCGGGTGTTTTGGTAGATTGCGCCCCGCCTTCGTCATCGTACCCTATCGAGTTTTCTAATACCAACTTGCAGGATATCGCCAATAGTATCTGCCGATCATTTGGATTATCTGTGGAATTTGAGGATGACGCAGGTGCTACTTTTGAAACCATAACTTGCGATACGGGCACAACCGCATTATCATTTTTAGCAGGTTTAGCCAAACAACGAAACCTTGTGATAACCAATGATCATTTAGGAAAAGTTATTTTTAAGAAATCTATATCGAAGGGTATACCTGTTGCCAATTTATCTCAGGGATCTTCCCCACAAGTTTCTGTTAAATCGACATTTGACGGGCAAGGTTATTTCAGTTCAGTTACGGGGATAGAACCTGTATCCTTTAGTTTCATCGCCGCCACGGACCCATTGACGATACAAAATCCTCATTTGAGGGGAGTATCAAGGCCTTTAACGTTTCAGGTTACGGATTCAGAAAAGGGTGGTTTGAGTGCGTCCGTAGAGGCTAGAATGGGGCGCATGTTCGGTAATATGGCAAGCTATGTTGTGACTGTACCCACATGGCGCGACTCTCTTGGCAGGTTGTGGACGCCTAACACTTTCGTAAATGTATTTGCTCCCGATGCCATGATTTACACCTCTTACAAGTTTTTAATAAGATCTATAACTTTAAGATTGCTTTCGTTTGTGAGAATTACTAGGGGTGAATCCAAATTGTCGGTATCTAAAGTTGATCCCGGTGGTGGTGCCAATATATCAAGTGAACACTTTTCTTCACCCGGTGACGATAGTTATCCTCTTGAGTCTGATATTGTGGCCATATTACCTATCCCGAGAAGTAGGGGCGCAGATGGGGTTTGTGTTGGTTATGCCGATATAAAGAACCCTAAAAAGGCCAATATGGGTGATAAGAGAATTTATGCCCGCGATTCTTCAGGTAATGAAATTGCAGAAATTTGGATAAAAAATACTGGTGAGGTTTTAATTGATAACGGAAATGGAACGATTAAGCTTGAAGCTGGGGGAAATATAAATCTCAATGGTGTCATAATTACACCCGCTGGCGCTATGACCACACCCGGTACCATTGTGGCTACTGGTAATATTACAGCTCCTACGGTCATTGGCTCAACTGATGTATCATTTGGTGGCAAATCTGCTGGTTCACATACCCATGGTGGTGTTAATATTGGTACGGGTACATCCGGGCCTCCCTCTTGATAATTAAAAGAGATTAGCATAATGGGCGAATGGTAGTCGATCAACAGCAAGGGGACGTTTGGTTACGTCAAACCGATGATAACGGCGAAATTTCCGTTGTCGGTGGCGTGGTTGAAATGCGTGGTTCCCTTGAAACCATGGCTTATCTTTGCTTGTTTGGCGGTAACTCTTCGGATGATGGGAGCGCCGATAATAGTAAAACTTGGTGGGGCAATTTAGGTGAAACCGAACCTTCAAAAAAATATGTAAGTAGGACTCAAAACATTTTACAGGGGATTCCACTTAGCGTAT